ATTTTATTATAAAACTCATATAAGTATAACAATTTTGGAATACTGAAGGTCCTACATATTAAAGCATATACAGAAGTACATAAATATAGCAGTGAATAAAATTGTCAGAATATTACTTCTTTTATTTTTCTTCAAAAAACCTATTGACAGGAGAACCTGTATATGATATAATGTAGTCAAGATAAAGGAAGCCAGCGCTGTGAAGCGCTTAGCATCCGATATCAAATAAGCTGGATGATAGCTAAAAGCATAGAAAGGAAAGAATATGGAAAATATTAGAAGCTATGAAGACATGGAAAATTATGTAAGGAAAGTTATCGAAAATTCATGGGATTTTGTGGATAAAGATCCATGGGGATTCATCATCATGGTGGTGGGAATACAAGGTAAGCATAAAAGGTATATTTCAAGTTGTTTATGGTTAGCTGGTGATAACGCCGAGGAAGAAACAGTAAGAAAGGCGGTTTTAGAAGCCGAAAGTTTGTTTGAAATCACCTATGAAGATGCAGTGAGCATGCAATATAGTACGGATCTGGAAGAGGCGGAAACGTCCGATAGGTTCTTTGCACGAGTGAGAGATAATGAAGACAATTTCTGGGAAGCCGAATACATGACCGCAATGGATGATCCAGAGACTGAGGATAACATCAAAAAGCTTGCGGCGGATCTATGGAAGCAGTGGAAGGAGAATGAACTTGATGAATAAATTTTATACTTATTTTCATAATTGTTCATCATTAGAAGAAGCCAGGCGGATATATATCCGCCTGGCGAAAACAGCACATCCGGACGCTGGCGGGAGTACAAAGGATATGCAAGACTTGCAAGAAGCCTATGAAATGTATAAAAGTAAGAATAACGTAAAAATGGAAAAAGAGGATTTCACGATTGATTCCATTATTAACGATATTCTTTCCATGAACATTTCATGCGAGTTAGTAGGTTCTTGGATATGGCTTTTCAATGAAAATACGTATCAAAATAAGGATAAATTGAAATCAATGGGTTTTCGTTTTTCTGGCGGAAAAAAGCGTTGGTACTGGACACCGAACCCGCGCCACGTGAGAGGTGGAAGTAAGCTTAAAATGGATGAAATCCGCATGAAGTATGGCGCAACTATTTATAAGAATAGGACTATTCAAATTGAGGAGTGATATAACATGACACGCAAAGAAACTTTTGATTATATAAATAATATGGAAATTTCAGAATTATTGAAATATGATTTACGTAAATACACAAACCGTTTATTTGATGAATATTTTGAAACATACGATTTAATGAAGGCCGGGCATTACTATAATGCTCACGTAGATTTAGTAAGAGAATGTTACATTGAATACTCTACTTACTTATATGCATTATGTAGGGCAAATGTCATTTCAAAAATCGAATTTTACGAACTGGAAAATTCTGCATATAATGTTTTTGACCTACTGCAGACTGAAAAATATTGATGCATCCCCGCGCAAGCGGGTTTTTTTCTTATAAAAGTTTTCAAGAACCTATTGACAGGATAACCTGCATATGCTATAATATAGCCAAGATAAAGGAATCGCATCCGATATCACAGAGGACGGGCGAAGTCCAAAAGCGCGGAAAGGGTTTAGCATGTATAAGGAGAATATCAAATGGATGTTTTATCACTGGCTAAGAGTCAAGAGATTTAAGCCAAAAACAAAAAGAAGCATCGAAAAGATAGCTGATAGGCTATCCATAGCACATTTTATATTGACAAACACAAAAATTGATGATCCAGCGATGCAACAGAGGTTAATTGAAAGCTATAGGGGTTATGTTCTTGCATTGTATCAGGCGGATATTATAACGCCAGAAGTCTATGAAGAATTGAACGATTTAATAGAAGAAGATGAAGAAGATGAAGAAGATGAAGAGATGGGCACCCGTTGAGGGGCCTATTTCTTTATCCCGATTCTTTACTACACTAATGTAATAGAGCGTTTTTAGAATATTACTTCTTTTTCTATACCTATTTACATTCTAATATATTTGTGATATCATATAGACATCATAAAGGAGGTGAGGAAAATGGGCTTTATAGAAGTCGTGTTTACCACAAAATATGGGAATTTTGTAATGCGTTTTTATAAGGAAGGTATGTTTTCTGATTTGTCCGTAGGAGACGTAATGAACATTGTTATAAAAACTTATAACGACGAAAAAGATTATATTTATATATCACCTGTCAACGGAAATAGTATGTTTATTAAGAAGAAATTTATAGTTGGTTTTTATGCACATGAAGATAATACATAAAATTAAAGGAGGTGAGGGAAGATGAAGAATGAAAATATTGATATTTTAAACAATATGAGTCTAAGCATTTCTCAAAAGAGCGCTATTATTGGCGAAATGATCAGAGTTTTGGTATATAAAGATTATTTTTATGAAATGGGTATATATTCTGGTTATGTTAATTTATTGTTTATTTTGGATTATATATCCACTGAAGACGCAAACAGTTTAATGAAAGAGATTGATCCATAATATACATACAAATAAGTATAACATACCTCAAAGTGCGTCTGAATTGTGTGACAATTCTAAAAACTTCAAAATCATGGTCAAAATCGGCCTTGAAAAAATTTTTTAATTTTGAATATTATTTTTCAGTCATTTTAGACAGGTAGAAATCATACAATTTAATATTATTCATTTTTAGCATTTTCAAAAGAAAGGATGGGTGTTTTATGAGAAAGGTATTTTCCCTATCGTTAAACGATGAGAAAGATAGGGATATCGTGGAATTTTTAGATTCACTAGATAAAGGATATCGAACAATGTATCTTAAGATTGCTATTAGAACATACATGAAAGTTATGGATTCTGAAATGGAGGAAATTGAACATGAAATGTCCGAATTGCAATGAGAAAGCAAACGTTGTGAAGGTGGTGCATCGCGAGAATGGTGATATAATCCGTTGTCAGAAATGTAGGCATTGTGGAATGATAATGTACACTGAAGAGGTTTATGACGCGAAGAAGCAGCTACCACTAAAAAGCGAACTAAATCAGATTTCTTACAAGAATCTGGAAAAGGCAATATTAAAAAGGAATGGAGTGAAAACTGATGATTGATATATGTGAACCGTTTGTGCAGGACGTTGAGACCGGTAAGGCAAAGAAGGTAGTCGTTCATGATGGAGAACGTGAATATAATATTTATAAAGTAAAGGATATTGTTAGAATTGACATAAAGAAAGAAGGAGAATAATATGCTGAGTGCTATATATGAAGTTTCATTATGTTTTCTGTTTATTGTTAGCGTCATAGGAATTTTAACGGCCATTATATATGGTATTGGTAAACTATGGCAATTAATTTACTGCATCTACCATGCAAGAAAGGATGATAAGGATGAAATTAAGAGATATTTTAAGTATTGACCTATTTCCATCAGCACGTATTAGAATCGATGCGCAATGCGAACACTATTATTACTTTTACATTGATATTACTGAGGATTCGAACAATAGTGAGGATCCTCTGGAGAACCTTTCTGAGGATATTTTAAACGCTAATGTAAAAAGTATAGGTTCACGCGGTAATGAAATATATATTGACGTTGATATTTCTATGGTATACATTGATAGAAATGGTGGTGTAGAAATGACTGAAAAGAATATTAAGATATTGGAAGAACCATAATATACATATAACTAAGTATATTATACCTTAAAGCGTGCCTGAATTGAGCGAATTGTCTGAAAATTATGAAGTCAGGCTCAAAACCTACCTTGAAATATTTTTTCAACTTATAAAAACATTTTTGAACCAATAAAAGAACATTTGTTCCCTTGTATTTTGATCGCGTTTTATGCTATAATTTGAAAATAAGGATGGGCGATAAACAGCATGTGGGAACCACCCCATACACGGGATAAAGCATGCTACTGAGCGTGGTTCACTCAGCGCCCATCTTTTCTATTACTGGGGGTGAAATCATGGTGAAGAGAATTGATAGAAGGCAACGTTGGAATGAGGACGTATACCGCTTGAAGGAATACGGTATACCGATTAAGAAGACGGGTAAAAACTCATGGAGTGTGGATTTAAGAAAGAACCTGTCAAAATTATTCGAATTGGATTTAAGGGATCCAGCTGTAAAGCGGGGCTTAAACGCGCTGAGGAATAAGCAGTTGGAAAGCATGGGAGCCGCGAGAAGAAGACTTCAAAAGGTATTAGAGAAAGAATCTCTTTCTGAACGAGAAACAAAGGAGATTAAGGGAAGGATTCGGGATATTCGCCAGACCGAGGAAATGTTAAAAGCGAACAGACGTTCTGGAAAACAGATGGTTCTGGATTTACAAGACGCGTTACAAGAGCGTGTGAAGCCTGTCGGTATTAAGGGAATGCGAAGAGAAGCAGTTTCAAGAGCTTATAATATATTTGCGTCGGGTGTTTTTACGGACAAGATTGACATGAAAACATTTAATCAGATCAGAGAGATGGCGGAAAGGTTTGGTTTTAACGTGGTTGATGATTTATTTTCTGCAATGGACGCCTTAAGAAGAGCCAAGTATAATCGCCCTTCAGATCAAGTAGTAGAGGATTATTTTAGAGAATTGTCCGGACAAGTTCGAGATTTTATTCGGGAAGGGAAGATTCCTGAAGCGGATAAGGAATCGGGTGAAGCCTTGATTAAGTTGATTGATGATCTATTATCCGCGCCATTCTTTCAATAGGAGATGAAATAAATGGGGAAGCTGGAATATAATCCGAATATCTATGTAACAGACATAGAGACAACGGATATAGAAGAAGGGGCCGTGCTTTATTTAGGAAGCATGGCTTCTATTAATTTATCAGATAATTTCAAAAATATCAACTATTCAAACATTGAAGAGAAAGCGCGGTTTCATGGGTTTTATAGAACATATAATGAACTTGATGAAATGCTGATAGATATAAATAATAGTGGCTATAAAACAGTGATTTTTATTCATAACTTGGCTTATGAATGGACTTTCTTTTATAAAAATTCTGTATTTTGTCATACTACATATGATGATGATAATTCATTATATACAGAACCGAATAAACCTTTGAAGATAGCTTGTGGAAATATTGAATTTAGGGATTCAGCGAGACTATTAAACGCGTCCTTGAGAGCGTTAGGGGAAAGACTTGGATACAAGAAGCTTGACATTGACTATTCAGAGAAATACTTTTGGTTCTCTGAATTGCCAAAAGTGGAATATGAATACAATAGAAGAGATTGCTTCTTAACGCTTTTAGCGATTGTTTCAGAGTATAAGAAATATGACTGGATCTGTTCTTTAGAGGATGCTTTAAGTGTGTATACATATACGTCCTTCACAAGAAAGAATAACTTAAAAGAAGAAACAATTAATAAAAAGGTATTTTTGAAAAGCGGAAAGCAGAGAAAAGAATCTTCATTGAGCAAGCTATATTTAGCGGAATGTAGAAGAGAGCTTCCCGATTCTAAAGAAACAGTAGAATGGTTAGAGGATCTCTTTTGCGGCGCCTTTGTAGCGGCTAATCCGTCTTTTGTGGGTGTTCCAGTAAAAGGTTGCATGTCATTTGATTTTGGATCCTCTTATCCAGCGTCTACAGTACAACGGGAGTTTCCTTACCATTTTGTGGAGTATAATTCAGAACTAAAAGAGACCGTAAGAGACTTGCACGAAAGAAATATAACCTATAATATGAAGTATGGAAAGATTGAGAACGGTCTCTTTAGGAACTGGCGAAGGCCGGTCCAGTACTATTTCATGGCGGATGTTGTATTGAAAGATGTGAAGATTAAGAAGTTTTACGGGAAAGACGGGAAAAATAAGAAGTCTAACCAGATGGCCTTGATATCAGAATCTAAAACAGACATCATAAAGATGGGATGGGGGGAACGGATTCATTCTCAAACGTTGGTGATCAATGGACGTGTATTTTCTGCAAAGCGTCTGGAATTAAAGGCAACAGCAGTGGATCTGCTTGCTTATTCGCTATTTTACGATTTTGAAATTGAGGATTGCAAACGTTTGTTCGTGGCGAGTCAAATACGAAAGGTTCATGAATACCTTAGAAACACGAATTATGCATACTTAAACCTAAAGGCGAACCTAAAACCGATTCATGCGAAGACAGAAGAAGGGAAGCCTATTGACAGGAAAGAGTTCTATAAGGATGGGAAGCCTATCATGAATGAGGAAAACATCGAAGTGCTGATGAGTTTACAAGAATCAAATTATGATGAGTTTGCCGAACAGATCCATGAATTATACATGCAATCCAAAGGGCATCTTAACGGACAATATGGTATTAACGTAGAAAAGATATTAAAAGATGATATTCATATGGATTGGGATGACAAGCTGGGTATGATGTATAGTTCTGAGGAAGCGGATTTCAATGAAATTAAAAAGAAGGGAATCATGCGCAACTTTATTGTAGGACTTCATATCACGGCGTTCTCTCGTCTTTCGCTGGCGATTTATACCTATTGTATCTTTCAGCACACAAACGCGTATGTGATCTATTGGGATACAGATAGTTTGAAGGTACACGGCGATGAAGAGGGGGTAAGAAATGTTATGAAACAATGTTATGAATTATTCAGGCGATTTGTAAAGGGTCTGGATGAATGGTATAATATTGGGGCCATGGATGAGGAACCATCCTATGATTGGTTCTGTACATGGGGTGCAAAGAAATATATTGTATTAGAGGGAGACTCTGTAAAGTGCACGATATCAGGAGTCAATAAACGTTCGGGGAGCAAAATGTATACATATTTCTATCATACATATTGTGATAACAGTTTTGAACGATTATGCAAAAATTATTTCAGACCGAATGTTATAATAGACAGAAACGTCACGAGCAAGTTAGCTTCTATCTATGGCAACGCAAGATTTGATAAGGAGGTATGCGACAAAAATGGTACATTGGGATGGGTCCATGAATATAGCGGGGTCCAACTGGTAGGGGCTGATTATACGATTTTAGCGACCAACAGCAAGTTGAATTCAATGTTTCTGTATCAATTATTAAAGTTTCAAAAGGATAGTTGGGTGGATCCGCGTTCCTGTTATCCGATATGGATCTACAAAACAGGTTCAGGATATGGGTTCGAGTATCGAGATAAGTTTGAAGTAAAATGCAAGGAGGAAGATGTTGTATGAAGTATTATAATTGCAAAAGAGTCTATGACAGCGGATGCGAGTACAATTTTATTTTTGGAGGACGTTCCAACGGGAAGTCTTATAGCGTGTGTAAGGATGCATTATTTTATGACTGGTATACCAAGGGTATCCAGTTCGGTCGCGTGTGCAGATATGAATCCGATATGAAAGCTTCCTTATTGAATGATTGGTTCCCGGGTGGGGTAAAAGACTACATTCAGGATATAACAGGAAATGAAATCATCTATGAGCATGGAAATTGGTTTATTGGAAACGAAACAGTCGGTTTTGCGTTCTCGTTATTTAACCAGCATAAATATAAATCATCCAATTTCCCAAAGCTTGATAATTTAGTGTTTGAGGAATTTGTACCAGCATCCGACCTAGATTATCTCCCGAATGAGATTAACTTGCTTCTATCTCTCGTGTCTACCATATGTAGACATCGTTCTATCAGGGTATGGTTTATCGGAAATGTCATAAAGAAGCATAATATATATTTTGATTATTTTGGGATTGACGTGGATAAGATGCACATTCGACCGGGGGATATTCGGTATTTGCAGGTACCGGGTTTCACGGATGGAGCAAGGGTTTGTGTCGAATATGCAGAAATGAGCTATGAAGCAGAGCAGGAAATTCCAAGGGTCTTACGGGTAACTCATAATGAAATCGCAACTACTGGCGAGTTTGCAGACGATGAATTTCTAATAGACTTTAGTCAATACAAATTATTATTAAAGAATAAGTATTTGAAACATGTTATTCTTTTTAGGGTATCACTGGCTGGCAAGATGTATTTTGTCCATTCTTTTACGGATGGGAAAAAAACGTTCAACGTGGTAACCCACGACGGAAACGGATCTTTATCTTCAAAATACATATATTATATCAATCCCGAATTTGAAAACATTATCAGCAGAAACGCCGTATCTAAAGATTTCATTCTAACGGCCTATAAAGACGCGGTGAGCCTAAAACAACCAACGTTCTACACAGATAACACAATCGCCTATTTCTATGGGATGGATGTATTAGATGCAAGACAGAAGAGGATTCTTCCGCCCAAAACAGGAATGGAGACTTAAAATTATCAGAAAGTTGCAACTTATTTAAAACCTATTTACAACTAGCAAGTTGTATGATATAATGAAGATACCTTTCAAAGGTAATAATATTTTAGGAGGATGTAGTATGAACAAAGTGATTTTACAAGGAAGATTAACGGCGGACCCGGACAACAGAACGGGCGCGAATGACACGGTGATTTGCCGATTCACGGTTGCGGTAGACCATTATAACGCGCGGGAGGGCGAGAAGAGCGCGATTTTCGTGCCGTGTATCATGTTTGGACAGAGAGCAGACGTGTTCGGTCATTACACCCATAAGGGAGACCGCGTTTTAATTGAGGGTAGAATTGACGTTTCCAATTATGAGGACGAAAATGGGAACCGAAGGACATTCACGAAAGTTGTCGCGGAACAATTTGACTTCATTCATAACGCGAAAGTTCCATCTTCAGAAGAAGAGGAAAAGAAGCCAGCGAAAAAATATAATAGAAGGTATTGATCTCTATCATAAATCATGTTATAATATAGTTGTTCTATAGATGAGCATTTTTTTTTCCTTATGGCAAGCCCCTTTTGATTCAGTGGGGCTTGCTTTTTTATTGTCAATATGGTAAAATTAACATGAAGGAGGGATGCTGATGGAAGTAATGGATACTATTATGCAGTCAATTTCAACAATCGGGTTCCCTATTGTCGCGTTTCTTTTGATGTGGCGCGCATTGATGGACGAGAAAGACGCGCATAAAGAAGAAATCGCGTTGTTAAAAGAGAGCCTTGATAACAACACAAATATCCTTACGAAGCTATATGAAAGAATGGAGGTGCAGTGATGGAGAAAGAAAGCACGTATGCATTGAATGGCGGTATTGGTGACGAAAAGAATGCCATGCTTCAGATTCTGTTTGAACCAAAAGAAATCAGCAGTGGAGATGAGGGGAAGCAGGTTCTGATGCTTCAGTTCATTCTGGATATGCTGGATTATGACTTGGGTCCGGATGGAATTGATGGCGTATACGGTTCTTCCACGCAGGCTGCAGTGGAAGCTTTCCAGATCGCTAACAATCTGAAGCTGGACGGTATTTGCGGTGTGGAAACATGGAATAGTCTTTTGGGGAGTGGTGTGTAATGCCAGACTTTGTACCACGTCTCACGGATGAGGGAATCCTCAATAACCCGTATTGGTATGCAGACAATGTCTATTACCAAAGCGGCTATGGTATGCCTAACTGTACATGCTACGCGTTAGGTAGATGGTATGAGCTTCAGGGGTCCTCTGAACCATTCAATTTTACCAGATATAACGATGGTAAGGATTGGTATCAGATGGGAATTGAAGCAGGCTATGAGCATGATCCTATGATTCCACGATTGGGCGCTAATGTTTCATGGGACTATGAAGGCGGCGGACACGTCGCTATTGTGGAGGAAATTGAATACAATGCGGATGGAAGTGTGAACAGCATTGTGACTTCAAATAGTGCTTACAACGGAACGTATTTTTATACCGAACGTTTGTATGCTTCTAACGGTTATATCTGGCGTGCTGATTCCACATTGAATGGGTTCGTGTATCATCCCGATATCGCCCCCGGCCCCGGTCCCGGTATGGGGAAGAAAATGAACTGGATGTATTACTTACGGCGTTTTGATAGGTTAAGATGAGGTGTCATAATGGATAAGGATTTATTTAGCAAGTTTGAGCCTTTTGTAAGAGAAGGCTTGAATGATGAGGAACTGGCTCAATTGCAAGCCTTGCGAGAAAGCTTTGACGCGGGAATTAGTGAATATGAGTCGCTGTCAACACAGCTTTCTGACGAGAGAAAAGCAAGAAGGGATCTTCTTTTTAAGGGTAGAACGTCCTTTGAAAAAGAAGAAAAAGAGGTGGATCCTCAAGAAGAGGAACCAAGCAAAGAAGAAACAATCACAATTCAAAATCTATTTGGAAAAAGGAGTGATCTGTAATGGCAATGATCCCGTCAAGGGACACAACAGTATTGTCCGCCACGTCTACGGATATTCTAAACGCAATTAGAAATTCGTTAGGCGGCGGATATGCAACTTCTGTTCCGATTGCAGATGGAAGTGATGCAAACCTTCAGAGAATCGGAACAGCAATTATTGGAAACGCGGATATCCGCAATCAGTTTGTCGGAATGTTAAACGCCATCGGCTTAACTATCATCAAATCAGCCATCTATTATAATGAATGGGCTGATGCAAAGCTCGGTACGATGGAATACGGTGAAATCGCAAGGGAAGCATTCGTTGAGATTGTAATGCCTCATCTATATAATCCGAATGCGGGAGCGGATGAGTATTTTGCATGGGATAAGCCCAAGGTAGAAGAAGCACTGCATTTCATCAATTATAAGACCTTCTATAAGATTCCCATCAGCAGGTTCGAGCTGAGGAAGGCATTCTCCTATGCATCTGGCGTTGAGGATCTTTTGAGCAACTTGATCTCCCGCGCTGAAGTTTCTGAACAGTATGATGAGTATCTGGCAATGCGCTACATTGTCGCTCGAAACATTGTAGACGGACACGCCAAGATTAACCATATTGACGTGATCACAAAAGATAATGCGTTGGATGTGGCCGAGGATATTCTTGCGATTTCTGATGATCTGGACTTCATGAGCAGGGATTATAACGCGGCTGGCGTATTGAGAACATTTCCAAAGTCTGAACAATGGGTTATCATGACACCGCGTGCTAAGGCCGTGCAGAATGTCAATGTACTGGCGAATGCCTTTAACCTGAATAAGGTAGAGTGGAGCGGTGTCCAGAAACGGTTCGACCGTCTGGTACCTACTGAAGAGGAATACGAGCGAATGGAGCAGCTATTCACCGACAAGAATTGGTATCGTCGTTTTACGTCGGATGAGGAAACATTCCTCAATACGATTTCCATCATGATGATGAGTAAGGATAAGCTCATGGTTCTGGATACGGTGATTGAGTCTGAATCCGCGAATATCGGAGAAACTATGATGCAGTTCTTCTGGTACCATCATCATAAGATTATGAGCGACTCGCCGTTTGGTATGCTGATTGCCTTCTCGACAGCAGAAATGACAGTCACCGCTGTAACAATTAACCCGGCATCCGTCACTCAGTACAAGAAAGGTCAGTCTTATCAGTTCACCGCAACGGTTACGGGAAGCGTTGGCATTGACAAGAGTGTAACTTGGGAAATTTCCGGAGAGAACAGCCCGAACACGTACATTAACGAGAATGGTCTATTATATATTGCGCCTGATGAAAACGCGGCTACTATTACGGTGCGAGCGGTCGCAAATCAGGATGGAACCACCGCGAAGACAGCGTCTGTTACTCTGGCTTAGAGAAGTCTGGATATTTCCGGAGCTGTGTTGGAAGAAGGGCATTTAATCGTGACATATAACACAAATTCTGAATATCAGCAGATTGACCATCTTGATGTGGAAAACGGACATTTAATAGCATTCTATAAGGAGGGAGAAGAAATGGCAAAAGTAGATTTGGGTCAGGTTGTTGGTCCTCAGGGTCCAGCAGGAGCAAAGGGCGACACGGGCGCTCAGGGGCCAAAAGGTGACACAGGTGCACAGGGTCCTCAGGGCGCAAGGGGCGCTACTGGCGCAACCGGTCCAGCTGGTAAGGATGGTATTAGTCCGACTTTCTCCATTGAGGGTGGTCATCTATATGCGGACTATGATAATCCATACACACCGGAATAATCCAAGCGGGGGGGGTCCAGCATAAATGAACGTTCAACCAAAAACTCCAATTGGAGAAGTTAGGTTTCTGCAAGTTCCATTAGACAACTCATATACGGATACCTTGCGTTTCACAGATATGCCCGCGCAATATTCCTATTTTGAAGGTCTAAGTGGAATTACTATTAACGGTTTTACAGAAGTCAGGACAGTGAACACGGATACAATCCGTGTTCCTGTCAATTCTGATGAATTGAGCAGATATAATTATATCATGTTCAAGAACGCGAACTACTATGACAAATGGTGGTTTGCTTTCATAACGGGTTTGGAGTATGTATCCCCAAGTATGACGCTTGTAACGTTCGAAATTGACGTTATGCAGTCTTGGCAATTTGAATGGCTTCTTAGGGATTGCTTTGTGGAGCGCGAACACACAACCACGGATATTGTGGGTGATGCAATTATTGATGAGGAGCTGGAAACAGGAGATTTTGTATATTCAGACGCGGATGGGGATTGGAATCCAGCTATCAATGAGATGTCAATTGTTGTCGCGTCTTCTTTTACGTTCGATGCTGGAAGCGGTTCATTCGAGGATGCTAAAGGCGGAATGTATTCCAATATCTATTCAGGTCTTCACTACAGTGTTTTCGACACGGATACGGAAGGGATTGCAGCTCTCAATACCTTTTTAAATGAAGCCACAAAACAAAATAAATCTGAGGGTATTGCTTCTATATTCATGTGTCCGAAGTTTGTTACTAATACATTTAACGCGGGTAGTGTTGCGGTAAGCAACTTAACCGCGAACCTCCCTTTAACATTGGATGGCTACACGCCAAGATGCTACAAGATGTACACGTATCCTTATAGCTTTTGGGTAGTCACCAATAATGAAGGGCTAACTGCTACGCTAAAAGTAGAGTTTTTTGAAAATCAAAAACAGCTAAATCTTGGCTGTTGGGGGAGTGGTTCAGCTTCTCCTGTTATTACAATGGTTCCTATTGGATATAAGAATCAGGATGTAAATTATCAGGAAAAGATGAACATATCCAACTATCCTCAATGCGCGTATACCATTGATACGTTTAAGGCATGGACAGCGATGCATGGTGAGGTTTATGAAATTCAACAGCAGCAGAATTTGATATCTACAATTACAGCAATAGGTAACACTCTTCTTTCTTTAACAAGTGGAAGCGTGTCCGGTGTGCTTGGTGGCGCCTATGGAGCAGCAAGCTCTGTGAATAATGCGAGAACCGCTCTCGCTCAAAAGACAGCAATTGAGACAAAAGCCGACCAAGTAAGAGGAACCGGTTCAGGCTCTGCAAATATTTCTTTGTCAATCAAGGGATTCAATGTATATCATTACACTGTATCTAGAGAGTATGCAAAAATCATTGATGACTTCCTATGGGCATACGGGTACACGGTAAATGAAATTAAAACGCCGAATCTGGATAGCAGGAAATATTGGAATTTCATCAAAACGCAAGGATGTAAGCTGGGTGGTTTTCTTCCTTTTAATGACGCGGCAAAAATCAAAAGCATATTTGATAACGGAATCACGTTCTGGCATGTCAATGATGGGGTTGTTCAGGTTGGCAACTATTCGTTTGACAATTCGCCAAGCGTAAAAGGATTCAGAGAGGATGTGATAGGACATGGCGAGGAACAGGAACAAGCTACGTGATATTGCCAATTGGTCAAACGTCTGGACGTTCGACCGCGTTCAGAATATGATTGAATTACTGGCCGTCAATTCATTTATATATGAGAATGCACCGGATACATTTAATCCGTATTTCTTTGAACGCAAGCTATTCTATGATGGATTCGCATGGCTATTCAAGGATGGGGATATGATCCTCGGCCTTGGAGGATCCCGGAAAGATTATGATGTGTATGGATGGCCGACCTCAGGTAAGGCAATTGGGTTTCATGGCTATAATTTCAACGTCACACCGGATAATGGGGTATGCTGTTATGACTTATCGAAACGTGGTCTTTCCACGTATGGTCTTCTGATGGACTACATACCACGCCTTACCGACCTCTATCGAACCATGGATGTGAACATTCACGCACAGAAGACCCCTGTCATTGTGGTGACGGACAAGGAAAACGAGTTGACTGTTAGAAATGCAGTGGATCAAATTGATTCCAATATGAGCGTGATTGTGGGTGTGGAGGGGATCCTTGACATGAAGCAATTTGATGTACTGAATACCAACGCGCCTTATGTGGTAGACAAGCTTCAGATTCAGTCGCATCAATATTGGAATGATATCTTTACCATTCTTGGTATCGAAAACGGTGATAAGGATAAGAAAGAAAGAATGGTAGTGGATGAAGTTAATTCCAATACACAGCCGATTGAAATCTATAGAAATGCCCGTTTACAGCCAAGAGAACGAATGCTGGAGAAGTTTAATAAGCTGGCGGGTACGAATATTCAGGTTCGGTTCAATTCTGAAATTCTTTCCAGCATTACCAATGCAGATGAATATTATATTTCAGGTCAGCCTGAGCCATCGAAGGGAGGGAGTGACGATGTTCCTTCAAAAGATGAGTAGAGCAACGTTCACAATGCAGGTTTCCGACATTATCCGGTACTATAATCCAGATGAACCGGATATGTGGAAACAGATTACCAAAGCAGTTCCCTATATTTTCAGAGACTTCCCGATATGGAACGAGTCTCATCGGCAAACACTTTGTGAAAAGATTCTTCAATATTATTATGAATATGAAATCGGGTTTCAAACCGTGCAGAGCTGGATCTTTCATCTTAACGAGAATTTGAACAGAATCATGCCCTATTATAACGCCTTGGCTCTGACTCAATTATCTGAAATTTCTGAGATCTCTATTGAGGACCTGATCAATGATACCGATTTCACGGATATCTTCAATCGAAAGTACGATGAAACAAGGGACGACAAAGGAAATACCAAGGAAGAGGGAACGTCCTCAAGTGAATTCTCGAACACCGGAAAGGTGGAGGGAACCTCCTCTTCAGAAGCACAGTCTAATTCCTCTAATGATTTCAACGGTTTCAAGCTTCATTCTGATGAACCGCAAGTCAACTTTGCATCGGGAACCTACGCGAGGGATTACGCTTCCATGCTGGATGAAGAGGAGAACAATTCTAATTCAAATTCCAGCGGTACGACTTCTGGGACGGATAACACGGATACAACATCAAGCGGTTCTGATTCTGGAACTTCCAGTAAGAACACGGACACGACAGCAAACCGAAAGACAGATGGGAACGTGGATGAATGGAGAAAGGTGCAGGGAAGACGTGGGTTCTTTACGATCCCTTCGGTACTTGCAGAAGCACAGAAAATCATATATAATATTGATAGCATGATAACCATGGATCTTAAAAAGAATTTCATGGGACTCATTATATAAAGGAGGTATACAATGGACGGATACGACAAGAATGGTCTTACACCTTTTAGAGCATGGTGCTTTAAAAACTGGCCCTATCTGATTTCTGATGATATGACAGAACTTGAGTTACTCTATGCCATTTTAGGGAAATTCAAGGAAGTTCTTGAAGAATGGGAACAGATGAAGGTAGATTGGGGAGAATTCCAGACTACCATCAATGAAGCGATTTCTCAGATGAAGCAGGAAATCAGTGATTTTGAGAATCAGATTGATGGGAAGATAGAGGATTTAACCTCTGCTTGGAACACATTCGCTGCTTCTATCAATTCTCAGATTTCTGATCTGAAAACACAGTGGGCGACCTTCCAAAATACCATTACCAGCACAACAATCCCTAATGAAGTGGAACGAGTTATTAATCTAAAATTACCTTCTATGGTAGAGAGTGAAGTTTCCTCGCAGGTTCCCACAGAAGTTGAGAATCAGTTAAGTACCAAAATTGGTACATTGACTCCGAACACAGCGGCTCAGGTTGATTCGTCTGGAAAGATTGTTTCCTCTCCAATTTCTTCAACAGAGCTAAATTATCTTGATGGAGCGAAAAGCAACATACAAAACCAGCTTGATTCCATTTCTTCAGAAGTAGATTCCATTGAATCCGGTCTTCCAACAGGCGGACCATTCGCTGGTTCCGCTACTGCCGGCGGCCCAGCTAAGTCCACAGCAGGAACTCTTACTATCAATGTAGACGGGTCTCCTACCACATTCAATGGGTCCGACAATGTTTCTGTCTCTATTACGCAAGGCGGTGGTGGCGGTGGACAGGATGATAGAATCGGTTCTTTAACTCCGAATACGGTATCGATTGTGGGAAGTGATGGTAAGATTACTTCATCCGATGTAACGCCAACACAGCTTCAGGCGTTAAAATCTGGGCCGTTCGCGGGAGCAAAAACGAATGGAGGTACAGCCAATTCGGCAAACAATCTATCGCCAACTTATAGCGATGATACTGCTGATGATATTGATGGTCTTCTTGCAGCTAAAATCTCCAAAATCGAAACTCAGGCGAGCGGTGCAAGTGGAATGTATGATATAGTAGGTGGTTGGCAGGGTACAAACTTTGGATCTACTATCGGTGCGTTTTTTAGTTCGACACAGTCAATCGATGCTTTTTGGTTCACCGGTAATAGAATTTGGAGCAGAAGAAGAAATGGAGGAACCGAATTAGAAGAGTCACTTCAATATATACCTGCCGATAAAAACGGAAACATTACGTTCAATCGTGTACAATGGGACGATAATGATTTTATGGCCGAATATATTTACAATTGCTTGAAGAACGCGGGGTACTCAGGCCTTACTCCCGGTGGGGGAACCGAAGATTACCCGGCAAGCGGTTATACTCAGCTTACACAAGGAGAGACGTACTGGGGTACAAGCGCTTCCTCACCAACAATTACAGTGGATATCCAAGTGCAGTCAAAACGAGAAAGCGGTGTCCTGTACTATATGTTTAAGACATATTTGGAAGTACAGGTTAAAACCCAAGAAACATACTACGGTTACCCTGTCTACGGTTCCCTTACCCTAAATGGAGCTTCTAAGGTAAATGATTATTTGATCGTATATCAGAATAATTGGCGCGGTGGTGCAACATGGACTACGGACTGGATCGCGGCAACAAACAACAAAACGGGCTCGAATCCGGTAGTGATTACCATTGATTCTGGGGAATATTCTGGCTCAGGCGGAAGAGACGCGCAAAACTACAGCTTTACAGTATAAAGTCTAAGGAGGTAACTAAAATGGCAAGTATTCAGAAATTTGAATCTATCAAAGGTAACATCTTCTATGTAACTATGTTCGATGGGGAAACGGTAACGCTTCCTCATCAGAACATTCAAAATAATACCATTGCTCTCATCCGTGGGAATGGCGTTGTTGCTTTGTCATCTGGTGAAATCACTATTCATGGCTCTGCTTCCTTCCTATTTTATAATAATAAATGGAACTATGTCACACCGGAAGTGACGCGGGAAAGACTGGACGATGAAGTGGAAAAGCTAAATCAGGCCATTGAAACTCTATCTGAAGAACTGGGTTCTGAGATTGATAGAATTGATGGGGAAATTACAGAAATCCAGAGCGATTTGGAAGAACTGAATCCTCTGAAGCCTCAGGAATATGTGCTGGAAATCGTACCGGAAACGGGGCTGGAACTGGCAAGCTATCTGGCGTATAGAGTGGGAAAGGTGGTTTATATATATGCACATATAACAAACAACACAGAAAATGAAATTGCATTGACTAGTGAAAGCAATGTACTCCAATTAGTTGGTAGCTCATTGATGCCTTACACTGGAAGACTCCAAGAAAGTGGATCAACTTTAATTTTCGCTGCACGAACGCCAAGTTCTATAGGCCCTGTATCAAACGCGAATATTCCTTCTAATTCTGCCATTGTTTTATTCGGTTTTCTATTTACAAACTAAAGGGGTGATAGTATGGCGAATATAGATTTAGGGCAAGTGGTAGGGGCGCAGGGACCGCAAGGCCCCCAAGGTGAAAAGGGTGCTACAGGGGCGCAAGGACCTCAGGGACCAAAAGGAGATACCGGGGCACAAGGGCCTAAAGGGGATACTGGAGCGACTGGAGCAAGAGGTGCTACTGGACCAGCAGGAACCACACCAACAATTGGCTCGAATGGAAATTGGTTCTTAGGTTCTACTGATACCGGGAAACCATCCAGAGGTGCTACAGGGGCGCAAGGCCCTCAGGGTCCAAAGGGAGCTACCGGGGCACAAGGGCCTAAAGGCGATACAGGAGCGACTGGCGCAAAAGGAGCTACGGGTCCTCAGGGACCAAAAGGGGATACAGGCCCGCAAGGGCCGCAGGGACCGGCAGGACCGAATAATTGGGGTACGACTATGAACGATACAACAGCTTCCAATATCAATGATCTTATGAATAAGAAGGTAGACCTGATTATTCAAAAGGCGAATGGACAAGCTGGTATCTTTGGAGTAAACGGCGGATGGAGTGGGCATGACTTCGGTTTTACATGGGGGAATTATATTCCATCTCAAGGCGTTTCAGACGTGTTCACAGTTCAAAGCAACGGAATATATTATAACAGAAAAACAGGCGGAAAATATTCGGGAGCAAAATTATTTGTCCCAGCTGATGTAAATGGGAATTTAACGTTACCTGGTTGGGTCAATTGTAAATCTGTTCTTTTATGGAGCGGCTCATCCCAAAGCTTTACCATTTCAAATTGTATGCGTTTCTCTTGTATCATTATCGTGGGTATTCCAGGTACTTCATCAGGTCTTTGTTATGCAGCCTATCCAACAATATCAGCTGGAAGTGTTGGAAATACCGCAATGCTATCAGATGAAGCATATTTTTATTGTACTAATGTTTTTCAGGAAGGAAATAACCTACGTTTCAGTAGAAAATCAGGTGATGGAAATCTAACAGGTATATATGGAATCTGTTAAAAGGAGGTATAACATGATAATTCAAATAGATGAAAATGATAATGTTATAGGATATTCTATCTACTCTTTATATATGGAACCGGATGAACACAACATAGAAATTGACGAATTAGTTGTTCCTGATGATTTCTTCAAAGATTATCTAAAATATTCTTATAGAGACAAAAAGCTTTTTAAGCATTCTGCATTATCAAGTAGAGAACAAGAAAATATAAGATCTAAAAGAATAAAAGAATGCTTCTCTATTATTAATAGAGGGAAAGCCTGGTATGATATGCTGGATGCCGAAGAAAAGGAAGAACTTGGAAAATGGTATCATGAATGGCTGGATGCTACTGCTACTGGCGTTATTCCTGATTTACCTAGTTTTCTGGATGTAAATG